AGCGTATACGGGTTAACATCGATACCTTCTGTTTTGAGGGTATCTCGTAAAGATTGCATTATTTGATCGTTTTGCTGCCGCACTTTCGTGTGGTCATGCCGCAGGAATTGTTGCGGGTTCCCGCCTTGCGCGAATTTTTCTATGTCCTGCACGTTATGTTGTATTTCGTGCAGCAACACAGACCGCATTTCGTCAGGCTTACCCCCCGTCAGATACATTTTTTTTGTGCCGGGGTCAAAAGCGCCGCCTATGTCAAAATTAAAGCCCGTCGAATGCAGCGGCGTTTGCGCTACTTGAGGGTACCGGGTGTATAGTTCTGGATGTTCCAGCACGTCCCCAACGGTTAAAGGTGTTTTGGGGAACATAGGGACGTAATATGAATCGGCGCCGCTTGGGGTTAAGTTTTCGGTCCTCAACCGCGCCGCTGAATCGTCAATCTCAAACATCATGCGCCCTTCAGGAGAACGAAAAACGCCGGTGCTTTCGTAAACTTCTTCAGGGCTGCGGCCCACACGCAATTTTTCTCTCGCCACGCGGAATTGATTTTGCACCCCTTGGGCAAGATCGCCGCCGAATACGCGCGCAGTGCTGGCGCTAGGCCGCGCCGCAAGGCTCGGCGTTGCGGTGCCCATCAGGCCCGTCGTGATGTCCATAGGGTCGTAAGCTTCGCCGCGCATGGCCCTGCCGCCGGCGCCCAGCATCCCCAAGATGTCGCCGGTAAAGCCGCCGCGGAGGTCGAACCGGCCGCTGCCGGGCACGTTAGGGTCGCTGCTGATCGGCAGGATTGCGCCGTATTCACGCGACGGATCGCGCGGGTCAAACAAGCCTTCTAGGTACCGACGGAACGAATTTGCCATCTCAGGGCTACGCCCCGGCAGCATCGCGCTTCGCATCGAGTTCCGTTCCATCGTCGGCTCCTACGTCAACAAGCCCAGCGCCTTAACATACCGCTCGCGCACGTCCACAATGCCGATCAGGCCGCCGTTGATCCGCTGCCGGCACTTGTCCAGCGCGTCAGCGTCGGCCAGTTCGTTGCAGCCGTTGGCGGCCCAGTAGAACGCCGCGCTCTCGGCGGCGCCTTCCTTGGTTTCGATCCAGCTTGGCAGATCATCTACCAGCATACCCATGGTCTGCGCCAGCTTTTCGTAGTTGTACCGCCCGGTCGTCTGCATCAGCCCGCGCCCGATGAAGCGCCAGCCGTCGCCGGGGTTCTTGTTGCCCATGCGCCCGCCATAGGCCGCCTCGGCGATGGCCTTCTGGTCTGCCGGGTGCGCGTCCGTGCGGCCTACCTCTTCGGCGTATTCGGGCGAGAAGTACTTGGGCCACTGCGCCACCAGCGCAGAGGGCTTGTAGTTCAGGTTCTCGCGGATGGCGCGGCCGCCGTTGCTCTCGTGGCCCGTGTTGGCCAGGAACATGGCGATGCGCTTGGACGTGATGATGCCGTGCCGGTCGCAGGCGTCGTTTAGCACCGCAGCCCATTCGACCGGATCGGCCCAACCCAAACCCTGCATTAACTTGGAAGTGATCACCTGCGAGCCATCCTATTCATCGCGTCGGTCTTCTCTTTACTGCCGGCGCTGCTGCCAAAGTAATACGCTACAACGCCGCCCCAAGCCGTGCCAAGGGTGCCCAGCATAACCAACATGGCTTCAGACCCGCCGTGCGTTGGTAGGCCGTTCCGCAGCATGTGGAATAGGACGCCAAAATACCCCGCTGTGATTAGCCCGGCCAAAATGCGCGGGGTCCAATCCTTCGCCGCGACCTCGCGGTTGCGGGCGCTGTCGCGGTCGGCGTTGGCGATGCGTTCTAGGTCGATGTCCAACTCGCGCATCTTGACCGCAAAGTCCTGCTCGGCGGTCTTCAGCGCCAGAAGCTGCTCCGGTGTGGCCTTGGCCGCAGCCTCGGTCAGTTCGGCCTCGGTGCCGTCTGGCTTGCCCAGCAGAGCCTCCGAAATGGCGCGTGTGGCCATGCCCGCCAGAGGACCGCCGACGGCGCTGGCGATGGACGGCGCGACCGTGCGGACAAGGTTCAGAAGCTGGTCCATCCTATCGCTCCAACATGAAGGTCAGGTTTTGGTGCCGGGGGTAGGTGACAGTCCGCTCACCTTCAGGACACTTGTACTTAATGGTAGCCAACAGCGTCGCCCGTCCTTGGGCGATGGTTTCCTTGTCGGCAATGTCCAGCAGGTAGGTGAAGGTGTCGATCTCAGGGCCAGCGGGACCGGTGAACCGCGTCATGCTCGGCGTGGCCTGGTGGATGACGCCAGCGCCGTCGCGCACGGTCACCTCGAACCCTTCGACCGAACAGTCGTCGCGCTTTTTGACCCGCGCCACTGTTACCGTAACGGGCTGGCCAATCTTGGTGTCGACGATCCTGAAATGCTCCGGCGCCCACGCGATAATCTCGTTCTTGAACCAGCCAAACTTTTCGCCCGCAGAGTAGCCGCCAACAGCCAGCGCGAAGCTGGCCGTCGCAAACTGCACAACAGGCGTCAGCTTGGGCAGTTCCATTACTTGTCGGCCTTGCGTTCTAGCCGCTCAAAGATCGCTTTGCACATCTCTTTAATCTCTTGGATGTCGGCCCTGTAGTCGTCCTTGCTGACGTAGCTTGTATGCAGTTCGCGCTCAATGGCCTTCATGTCGGTTTGCAGCGCCCTGACGCTCTCCCACACCACTTTCATCATCCACCCAATCGCGGCGCCGGCTATGCCCACGATGATGTTGTACAAGTCTTGCGTCATGGGCGGCCTCTAGCGAGCAAAAGCGTTGGCAAATGGGTCTTCAGCAGGCGACATAGCGTTCAATACTTGCGGGCCTGCGCGTAGCGCCGGCGCCCGCAATGCCCCCGCCGTAGCTTGAAACGGTGTTTCAATACGCGACACTGTTTTGGCCCTGTTGGCTTCACGACGAAGCGCGCGGTCAAGCTGGAACGCCGTTGCGTTAGGATCAAGCAAATCGCGAGCAATTTGTTCCGCCATTTCGCGGTTCACGCGGCCTTCAAATCGACGGTAGATGTTCTGCGCCAGCGTATACGCCCGGTTCAACAAAGATACTTGCGGGCCCAACGGCGCGCCGGCTTCAGTGGCCGTCTTACTGATGTCGGGAATGTCCGCTTGACGTCCGCGGCGTACCGCCGTTTCGGCCGCTTCGGCGCGCTGCAAATCTTTATGAATGTCTTGCACCACTTTAATGTCGTCGGGACGCAGCACATCAGACAAATACGAAAACCGGCTTTCGCCGGTAGCACGTTTAATTGTCCGAGGGGCGTTGGTCATGGCAGAAGCAAACGTGCCTGCGCGCGACGCTTCGCCCGTCAACGGGTTCACCAAGGCGTTTTGTAGTTCACGCCCCACCGCCATACGGTTGATAGGTTCGCTGGCGGCGGCGTAGCCTTCGCGGGCGGCTTTGTACGCTTCAGACTGGCTATCCACCCAATCCAGCAACTCGCGGCGCGTCGCCGAAATAGCGTTGCGCTGCTCAATACCCAAGTTCTGTGGGTTTTCTTTTACGTAATCCCGCAGCGCTTTTTGCAAGCGGTCCAAATCGCGCACCGAGTATTCGACCGGAGCAGCAGCGGCAGGCGCAGTCATTATTGGGCGCCCTTGAGCGTCCAACATTCCTGTTGGGACCGGCGCGGCAGGCGGTTCGGGACGACGGATAGTAAACGGTTGCCCTTTTTCTTTGGCTACGCTTTCTGCCCATGACAGTGCTTGGCGCACTGAAGGCCGCTCCATCAACGCCTCAAAAGTTGCGTCACTGGCGTACGTTTCAGGCTCCGCGCGGCGATAAGCCGCAGCGGATGTTCTTGCGCGGGCTTCTTCAGCGGCTTCAAGCGCGCCCGCGCGACCGGTGACGGGATTGGCGGGCGCTCCGCTGACTTCTTGAAGATATGATTGCCGAGCAACATTTTGCGCGCGCAGGCGGTCTGCTAAATCAGCCGCCAATCGTTCTTCGCCCATACGGGCAAACGCGGCGAATTCGGGCGCGTTTGCCGTTGCCGCTAATTGAGATGTCAGCGGGCGCGAACCAGGCACAAATTCAGCCGCAGGGTTGCGTAACGCTTGACTAATCTCTGGACCGCGGCCTGCGGCCGCGCGAAGATACGCCGACGCCATCGGGTCAGATAAATCATAGCCAATATTGGCGGCTGTGGTGGCTCCACGACCGGCAAGTTGAATGGGCGCGATAACAGGTGTCAGAGGGTTGGTAGCCGTTTCCGCGCCTTGCAACACTCGCGCAGTACGACCCATACCCGCGCCGCGGGCTGCGGCGGCCCCACCACCAAACACCATGGACACATCCGCTAAAAACCCAACGGGGTCTTCGGCAATTTTATCGCGCGCGGCGTCCACAGACCCGTAATTTTGGGCATATTCACCAAGAACCGCGTTGAACGCCTCGTCGGACTGCGTGGCAAACTCAGGTTTGTACAACGCGTCCGCAATACGGGCCATACCAGGGTTGGCGCGGCGGTACGCCCCAAGCGCCACTTGGCCTAAACTTTTCGCAGTCTGTATGGGGCTGGTAACAGCTTCAACAAGACCGCCATAGAACCGTTGCGCGCTGGCCGGCAGGTTTTGCCGGATGTCGGCAGGAACGTCCGACCATGTGCGGCGCGGACCTGGGACGCCTTCGCCGGTCGTCGGGGCTTCAGCGTCCTGTAGCCGAAGCCGCGCCTGCGCCAGCGCCATAGCGCGCTGTTGGTCGATGTTTAGTTCTGCCACAGTGCGCGCTCCTCGGGTTTCATGACGCCCCACAGACGGCCCCAATCACTTTGCGACATGCCGGGTGGGGGCGGCGGGGCCGTCGGCGCGGTCGATGATGTTGGGGTCGCGCTTGCGGCGCCGCCGGGCGGCGCTATGGGGTTAGTGGTAAACTGTCCGCGTCGCTCCTCCATAATACGAATAAGCACGCGCGCGGCGGCTAATCGGTCTTCGTTAGGTCTTGTGCTATCCGCCAATCGGCCTGCGGCAGCTTCGTAAGATTTACGGTCATT